GTCCAATAGGCTAATCTCCGCCGTTCTGCTTCCGAATGTGCTTCATCCACAATGCTGAAGAGGTCCTCACGAGGAGGCTCTGCGACAACAACCATGTCTGCACGTGAGACCCCAGTTACGATAGGTGGCACAGGATCAGATCCTCGCCACCTACGAAACCAGGCCCTCTTCATCAGCCCAGCAACAACATATCGGGGCACATTGGCCACGCAAAAGTCCCGTAGGACAATTTCGTGCCGGGCTAGAACCGACACAGCGTACTGACGTACACTATGACGCATTTCTTTTGTACCCTTCCATACCTCCCCGAGGAGATCGACGCAATCATTTCTGAAAGGCCGAAGGAAAGAGAGACAATGTCTGGGAACGAGACTCGAAGTGGGTACGTGGTAAGGCTGACTATTTAAGTCGAGCCAGGTTTCAGAGAAACCGGTCTTTTCGCGGTTGACGACAAGCCCGAAGGTAGACGTAACTTTCTCCCACAAGTGGAAGAACGCTTCATCTCCTGCGAACATGCAATCGTCCCCGTTAAACCTACCAACCCTCCTCTTGCCTTGACCCCAAGTCAAGTCACAACAGATGTCGAAGCAAGCCTTGTTGATAAGACAGAGTATTGGGAAACTCAAGAGATTCCCCATCATCTGCTTTCTTGTCAATAATGTCCGAGTCTTACGACTTTTGGACATCAAATGAAGGTCGCCCACTGCCGCCAACATCGTCCCCCTCTCCTCGTCAGTCAGATCAGGACACTCGGCTATAACCGACGTAACAGCCTCAGTTACCCAAGGCAGTATGTTATCGGTCGCCGCTGAATAATCGCCGGAGATGAATGATTCTCCATTGCCTACATCAGCAACAATAGCCGCAAAATCCGACTTTTGAACGTCTCCTCGTACACACCAGCCGAACGAAGTAATATGATCATAGAGCGCTTGGTGAACGGGAACTAAAACCCGTTTAACACGTGCGCTCTGCATCGTAACCACTCTAAGCTTACCCTTTTGTTTTGCAACGCCAACTCTGAGCTCGGAAATGTCACCGTAGTGACTAGGTCCGACAGAGATAGTGCCGCCTTCAAATCGGGTCTGCTCCAAGCAGCCGTTCTGGTCCGTGTACCAGGAGAC